CACCGTGACCGTGTGGACGGTTTCGGAAATTGAATCCTGGGTTTGGGCCACCACCCCGCGAAACATCAGGCGGTCCGCCGCCGCGTCCGCGTCCCACCGCCAGGCCATCACTTCGGTAGTGAGCTCCTGAAGCCAGGCGGCCGCCGGTGACGCGCCGTCCAGGGTGAACGTCAGGGTGGCGGCGCCGTTTAGGGCCAGCTCGAGGCGGCGGCTTCGGGCGTCGGAGATTTCGGCCAGGCCGGTGTCGCGCGCGTAGGCAGGGCTCGCGAAGCTGCGGCGGTGAAGGGTTAAGCGCCATTGGCCGCGCTCGAGCTCGGCAGGGGGTGTCCCCTCGAGGGCGGTTACCGTCACGTCAGGTATCCGTCCGTCCACATGGCCACCGCCTGGGTCACGCCGGTGGTGGTGGTCCCCGCCAGGGACATATAGGTGGACGCCGGCGCCGTGGGTAACACCGGCCATTGTGTCCCCGCCCAATCCAGGGATCCCATGATGTTGGCGCCGGTGTCATCGGCCGCGGTGCGCGCGTCGGTGTCCACGCGGATCCACCGCCCAGGGTCGATCCGGAAGCCGGCCACGAAGCGAAGCGCGAAGGTCCGCACCACCGCCGGCGGCGGATCCTGTACCTGGAAGGTGACCACCGGATCAGTGATCGGTCCGAAGATGTCCACCACCGGACGCACCGCCACATCCCCAGGCGATTCGATCACCCCTGTGGTGGGCGCGCCGGCGCCGGCCACATAGGTCCGGTCATAGGCCAGGTCATAGGTGCGGCCGCCTACGGTCGATGATCCACTATGGGACACCGCTTCGCGCGCGGCGGGGTCGCGCATCACCGGATCAGGCGCCACCCATGCCAGGTGTATGTCGCGCGTCCGGCCGCCGGTAATCGGCCATCCGTAGTCCGCGGCGCGCACCGTCACGAAGCGTTCCGGCGTCCCTGGGCGGTCTAGGACGTAGTGAAGGACCGGCCGCGCGCTGGGCACCATGTACGGCGCGAACAGGGTGGCGATTTCGTCCGGCGTCATCCAGCCTGATTCGTCCGCGGTGATGTTGGCACTAATCGGACGGCTTCCCATCAGGCGCGTTCGGTCATCGGTGCCATCCCTGTCCGGCCTGGGCGACACCGGAGAGTCCCTTACTTCGGGGAAGCCCAGGTCCAATTCGGTGCACGCGTAGGACGCGGTGTCGTCTTCGAGCTCGAGGCTTCGAGGGCCCATCACCAGCCAGGCGCGCCGGACGCACACCACCGGATCACACCCCCGCCGTTTGGATCGTCCAGGCCAGGCGCCGGCCGAAGGTGTCCGCGTCGATCCGTTCGGAGAAATGGGCGTGGGCGATTTCCACCAGCGGGCCCCCTCGAGCTCGAGCGGACACCGGCGCGGGGATGATGGCTTCCCCCGCGTGGGCGTAGATCAAGCCGCTACGCGTCAACAGGCCACCGGACTGAAGCGTGGGGATGTGGAAGGGCGGTGACCAGTCAAAGCCCTTCCCCCCGATGTGGAGGGCGTCGGTGATGGCGTTAGAAGGGATGGTGAAGGACACATGAATGGCGTTAATGGTGTTGGCCACCCCGTTCCACGCGGACTTGAGCGGGCCCAGGATGTTGTTATCTATGAAATCCCACGCGGCTTTGAACGGCGCGGTGATGGCGTTTTCCACGGTGGATAGGGCGGAGGAAATCCAGCCAGTGACCGCGTTAAAGGCGGTCGATAGCGGGGTCAGGATGAAATCCTGAATCCCCTTCCATGCCTGTTTGAACGGCCAGGTGATGGCGTTTTCCACGGTGGATAGGGCGGAGGAAATCCAGCCAGTGACCGCGTCAAAGGCGGTGGATAGCGGGGTCAGGATGAAATCCTGAATCCCCTTCCATGCCTGTTTGAACGGCCAGGTGATGGCGTCTTCCACGGTGGACAGGGCGGAGGAAATCCAGCCGGTGACCGCGTTAAAGATCTCCACCACCATGTTCCACCCCGCGACGAAAAATCCCACGATGTCCGCCATGGCGGTGTTGACGAAGTTTCGGAACCAATCGACTTTGAAATACAGGATCACCAGAATGGCGATGACGGCCAGAATGGCCACGATGATGACGCCGATGGGTGACACCGCGAAGGCCAGATTTAGCAACATCCACGCGGTTTTCGCGATGTTGATCGCGACGGTGAATCCCTTCACCGCCAGACTGATCCCCTGTATGGCTTTGCTCACCACCATGGCGGTGACCGCGAAGGTGGTTAGCGCGAGGATCAAGGGGATTAGCCACGAAGCGTTCGCGGACACGAAATTGAACATGCCGGTGAGCTCTTTTCGAAGCACCTTCACCGCCGGCAGGAGCGAAGTGCCTATGGCGGTTTGCATTTCCTCATAGGCCACCTTCTGTTTCGCGCCGGCGCCGGCGGTGGCGGCCGCGGTCCCCTTTACCTGCCCCTCCACCTCTTGAAGCATTAGCTTTTGCGCGCCCAGCAGGTCACCGGATTCCTGCATGTGTTTGATCTGTTCGATTTGCGCGGCGGAGAAGTTGACGCCGGCGCGCCGAAGGGCGCCCATCCCCTGGGTGGGATCCTGTAAAGCCTTCCCCAGTAGCTTCGCGTTCCCCGACATATCACCGAAGCCGGCGGCGGACAGGTCGGCGGCCGCCTTCGTGGCGCGGTCAAAGATCCCCGCTTGCATCCCTGTTTCCCCGCTCACCGCGTGGAAGGTGGCCAGGATGGATTCCGCGTTTTTTATGACGGTGGGGGACACGCCGATGTTCCGCCCCAGGCTCGAGGCTAGGTCTTCGGCATGTTGGGCCCATGTTCCGGTGGTGTCGCCGGCGCCACGGAAGACCTGTTCCAATCGGTGGTTTGCCTGGATGGCCTGTCCCGCTACTTCCACCGTGGACTTTCCAAATTCCATAACCTTCGTGACCGCGTATCCGGTGGCCACCGCCTTCGCCACCCCCGCGATGTTCGTTCCGGTCTTCGTGGCCGCGCCCCCCGCTTCCTGGGTGGCGGTCTTCGTCTTCCCCATGGCCGCGACCGCGGACGATGAATCCCCCAATATCTGGATCATCAGGCGCGCGTTACCGGCCACTAGGTCATCCCCTGTTCGTCTTCCGCTCGAGCTCGGCGGCCTGTTCGCGCATCACATCGGCCGCGGTCACCATGGCGGCGGGGTCCCGTAGCCATTCGCGCGGCGCCACACCTGTGTTCACCGCCAGGGTCACGGCCAGGCGGCCCCATCCGCCATGTGGGTAGGGTCCAGCGCGTCCGGCTCGAGCTCCACCCCTTCGTCATCGGTGGGCGCCCCCTCCTGGCGGATTTCATCTAGCACCTCGAGGAAGCGGCCGAAGGACCGGCTTAGGTCATTTTCCGGATGGCACCGGCGGAACGCGGCAAACGCGATGCGGAAGCCATGCGACACCGGCCGCGTTTCGATGGTCCCGCCATCCTTCGCGGTGAGGACTTCGGCGGCGGTGTGATCCACGGCGCGTGTCTGACACTTGAACACCTCACCGTCTAGGACCACTTCCATATCCTGGCGAAATGTGGACATCAGGCCCCCCGTACGCGGTTAAGGATCCGTTGCGCGTCGCGCTCGAGGGCGCCCACCTGTTTGTCTTCGGTGGCGCCGGCGGCGTCGGTGACGAAGGGATCGGCGCGGATGTTGTGAGAAGGCCGGCCCCAATGGATCGGGCCGGCGTAGATAAGCGGTGACGTAATCACCGCGGTGTTCTTCCCACCGGCTTCGTGTCCCATGGACTGGGCCAGGGCGCCGGTGCGGCGCGGCGCGGTGCGGCTCGAGGCGGTAGCCACGATGTCCCCGACTTCGGAAAAGCCGGTGGCCATGTCGGTGAGCTCGGCGGCCGCCGCGGTCATGGTGATGTTTAGTTGCATCGCGCCGATGACGCGCACGGTGGTGGCCACCTACGCGGCGGCTTTCTTTTCCCCGTTCCCCTTCGAGCTCGAGGCTTCGAGCGGTCCACCCACCGCCCAGGCGAAGGTGGGCTTTTCCTGAAGGTTCCAGGCGAAATCCGATGTGACGCGCGTGTTGACATCGCCACCGAAGGTGTCCCCTGGGATTTCGATTAGCAGGGTGCCGGTGACGGTGGGCGCGGTGGCGGTGTCGTCAGGGGTGAAGGTGTAAGCCACCACTTCTAGGCCATGGGCCCACAGGTAGGCCACGACACCGCCAGAGGCTTCGTCCAGGTCGAAATCCTGAATGATGGTCCCTTCGAGCTTGTGGCCATCTAACTTTCGCGGCGCCGGCTTCGTGTCCCCGCACAGGGTTGTCACCGCGTTTCCGTCATCGCTGTAGGCGGACGTAAGGCGCACGTTGGTTATCTGACAGGACATATCCAATTGTCCTGTCCCTGTCGGACCTAGTTGCAAGGTCCCGTTGTGCAGGCGGGATTCGTTAATCATCTAGTCACCTCCAGAAGTTGTGAATGTCACCAGGTAGGACGGAAGGGTTTTCCCCTCGAGGACGTACGCGCGCGGGATCGCGGTTTCCACCGCGAAGGTGGCGGCCACCGCGTCCACTAGGTCATCTAGTTGGGCCCAGGTCACGCGGTCCCCGCCGGTGATGGCGGGGGCGATGGCTTCCACGTTCCACACCTGTGAATAGCCACAGGCCAGGTCATAGTTCCGCCGTGGCGGCGGCACCAGGACCGCGGGGGGATTGAGGGCGCCGGTGTCGGTGGTGGCGCGGATGCCGGCGGCTTTGAGCTTTTCGCAAATGTCCAGCGCGTCCGCGGCCGATCCCACTAGGCCACCACCATTTCCGTCCACGGTGACACCAGGGCGGTGATGTCCGCGTCATACGACATCACGCGCGCCGTTCCCATATCGACCACCCCCACCACACCGTCCGGACTGTTACGCCGCGACATCAGGCGGTTAGTGAGCAATAGGCCGGCTTCGTGGACGGACCGCGGCACGACAGGGAAGATGGGCGCGCCGGTGTCGTCCAGGGCGAAGGCGACAGGCGCGCGGAGCTCGAGGGCTTCCATGGTGGCGTCCACGGCTTCGGTGATCGCGGCGTCATCGGTGGTGTCCGCCGGATCTATGCGGGCATAAGCCTTATATTCCGCAACCGTTAGCCAGGTGCCGGATTCCCTCGAGCTCGGCGCCGTCATCTACTTCCCAGCGTTCGCGTTCGCGCGCTTCGCGCCGTTCCCGCCGTTGGCTTCGGCTTCGGTCCCTTCGGCCAGGGGAAGGGCGGTGGATGTGATCTTGCAGAATTGGGCGGGGTCCACCGCGGCGGCGGCCCACATCCCAATGACGCCGATGTTGTATCCGGCCACGCCGACATCCACCACCGACAATTGCACCGGCGCCCCAGGCGTTTCGTAGAATTCCGCCTGGTCCGATGGGCCCACAATGAAGGTATTGGGGGTGATGTACGGATCCACCACCGGCCGAAGCCCCATGACGGACGAAATGTTCCCCACCGCGTCCGCGGTGCCGTAGGCGTTCATCGGTGCGAGGAAGGGGAACAGGGGACGGCCGCCGGTGTCGGTGAGGCTAGCCAGCAGGCCATAGGCGGACAGGCCCAGCCATACGGTGTCAGGGAATAGGTTTTCTTCCCCGTTCGTGGCGCACATCACCGCGGCGTCCGCCACCGCCTTCGCCAGTGTGGCGGCCGTACCGTCCCAGGTCACCGCCTGGGTCACGTTCGTGTTAATGCCGTTCATGGCGGCCTGGTCGGACTTGCGGCCGTAGATGGCGGTGAGATCCTGAAACACGATGTCCAAGGCGGCAGGGCTCGAGCGGTTCGCGAGCTCCCAGGACACATCCACCCCACCGGCGTAGGACATTAGGGGGATCTTCACCAGGTCCAGGGTGAACGCGCGCGAAGCCACCGGCCCTTTTTCGGTGTGCGGGCCCACATCGGTGTGTTGGGAGATGTGCGGCCGCTGGACTTCCATACCGACAGGCGGAAGGGCCGGCTTTGACATCGCGTCGATGGATGGGCGGTTCCCCAGCCACACCCCCAGCACATCGCCGGTCACCTGTGGCGGCACCAGGCCAGGGGTCCCGCTGGATACGACATCGGCCAGGGCGCGCGTGAAGCGTGCCGATTCGCCGGCGTCACCGTGGCGGCTTCGCATGTACCCCATGACGTAATCGCCAGGGGTCCGGTAGGGGAAGGTGTCCCCTGCCACGCGCCCGGGCCCGGCGTCATCACCGTCCCCGCTCGAGCTCGAGCTCGAGCGGATCCGCGCCATGAGGTCACCAGCGCGCGCGTCAAGTTCACCGCGGCCCACCAGCAATTCCAGGCGCGCCGTCTTCGCTTCGGCTTCGCCGCGCAATTCGTCCCATGTGGACTGTTCCAGGTCCGTCAGGGTGTCGCGGTTGTCCGCGACGGCGCCGGCTTCGATCGCGCCCATGCGTCCGTGCAATTCATCGATGGATTGTCTGAGGACATCCACCAGGGAGATTCCAGGCATGTGTGCCACCTTCCAGGGTTGTCAGTCTTCGGATGGTCCCTGGGTGGCTTCACGGATCGCGGTGGTGGCGCCCTAGCTAATGGGCCACCGGCCGCCGGCCGGCCCTTCGAGGGCGAAGGCTAGCGCGTCGATATGGGGGGATCGGTGGAACTAGGCGCGGTGCCGGTCGCCGGCCGTTCCGCGGGGATTCCGCCTTCACTCAGTACCCAACAGGCCGCGCACACCTGTTCTAAGTCATGGGCCAGGACGCGGTGGGTGCAGCTGGGGCAGGCGTCCCCAGGGCCCAGGGGGTTCAGGTAGGCCAGACAGGGTGCGGGTTTCACCGGATCCGTTCCACGCGGCCCCAGCGGTCCACCAGGGTGTGGCGGGCCCCCTCGAGGCGGCCGCGTTCGGCCGCCAAATGCGCCAGGGTGGGATGGCGTCCCTGGGCGTCACGGACGCCGGTGACGCCGGCGGTGGCGAAGGCGGGGAAGTTGCACACACTTACTTCGCGTAGCGCCACCTCCGTCCGTTCGATCAGGTCGCGCGCGTTCGGTGGGGTGCGGTTCGGTCCCTTCGTTTCGCGGTGTTGGATGGGCTCGAAGCCGATAGACAGGCCGGACAGGGCGTCATCTAGGACCAGGGCCAGGGTTTCGTCCGCCTGTTGCACCCCCGCGGTCAGGTGGAATTCCGCTTCCAGGCCGGCGTCGGTTTCGGTGAGGCGGACGGCGCGCCCAATGGGTAGGGATCGGTGCGCGTGATGGGCCAGAAGCGGCACCGGCTTCGCGCGGTCGCGAATGGTCTTCGCAAATGCGCCCTTGCGAAAGACTTCGGTGTAGTCATCCCACCAATCCGACACATCAATTTCGCTATCGAAGGGCACCGCCAGGCCCACCAGGGTCCGCCCATCGGTGTCCCCCTCGGCACCGTCGCCGGCGTCGCGCACCTCGAAGGTGGTGGCGAATAGGTGGGTGAGGGTTTTACCCATGGCGGATCATCCTTCCGTGACTAGGGCCAGGTGTGCGGCGGCCTGTGCGGAGCTCGAAGGGGCGAGGGCCGGCGCGGCGTCGGCCGGCGGTCCGCCTTCGCTGGGGAAGCCGGCCAGGGCGCGCGCTTCGCCCAGGTCGATGATCCCCGCGCCGAATAGGGCCACCGAAGCAGTGGCGCGCGTCATGGTGTCGGCGCGCAACAGGGCGCCGGTCCAGAATTCGGCGGTGTTCCCACGCGGCAAACACTGAAGCGTTAATTGTTGCTCGAGCGGCTTTAACAGGCGAAGGATGGTGGTGGACACGAAGCGGCCAAATT